TGATCTACTTTGTTTTCTACCCGATCAGTGATTACAATTTCAAACTCTTTTTGATTCTCTTTGAGTTTCTTTTGTAATTTCCAAATGATATCAGACTGTTCTTTCAGTTGACCATAAATTTGATCTTTAAGAGAACCTACTCTATCATGTACGTTTTTAAAATCTGTCTTTGATTCAAAAGCAAGAGTATCTTTTTCTTCCTGAATTCTACCTAGTTCATCTTCAATACGAGATGAAAGTGTCTCTACACAATCTTTGATTGATTTAAATCTCTCATCAACTGTATTGAAAGTTTGACCAACCCAAGT